CAAAAAGTTCGGTATCAAAAGTGAGTAAGTTAAACCCTGTGCCTGAAGTAGTCACAGCCCCATTTCTATAAACACTAAACTTATAAGGGTTAAATGGTATTGCTCCTGCTAAGGCTCCATGAGGGTTACGAGTCTTAGAATAGGAGTTAAGAGTTATGGCTGAGTTGGCAACTGTAGCACCTGCTAGACCTGCGATGGTGAGAACGGTAGCCGCTACTGCGGTAACTACGAAGTATTTAACGGTAGAAGATTGAGTAAGCTGGAGATAGTCGCCTATGTCATATTTGGTAGTAGCGTTAGTAGGAACGGTGATTGTTGAGGCAGAGGCGTAAGTCCAAGTTTCGGCGGCACTTACCCACCCCGTAATAACTCCAGTAGGTGAAAGGTTCTTAATTGTAGCGGAAGTAGTAACATTAAGAGTATCGGTGGTCATTCCGCCAGTGTTTGAGATAGCTTCGTGAGTACCATTCTGGTTGTGCTCCATTAAGATACCGGCAGTAATCATGTCTAGGGTAGTAGCTGAAACGTAGTCAATAACTGTCGCTCCAGAGGTGTGAGTCTGGTTAGTACCATAAGTCCACTCTACATTGGTAACAGTCGCTCCTGAGACTATTCCGGTAAAGACTTGCTTAAGGGTAGGGGTAGCAGCATCTACTGTAAAAACTACAACGTCACCGTTAGAGTAGTTGGTCATTCCACTTATACCAACTGTAGTGGCTCCGGGGGCAATAGTACCACTAAGAGTCATGGCTACAGTGTTTTCAAAAACTGTTGGGAAGAACTCGGTTACTGAATCAATGTTTGGCATTTTTATTTTATCCTTTTTCTTTATTCTACACTAACTTGCCTGTAATCGCCATGTATGAGGCATACCGGCCTCGGTGGCTGTCTCAGTTATCTGGAGGGTCCGAAGGACGTACTGAGAAGAGGGGTCTTGGGTGGTAATACGGTACTGGTAGGCGTTTAGCTCTTTGTTAACGATAAAATACCGCTTAGAGGTACTCTCAGCGTAGGCATCTACGGCCTGAGATGAATCATCCCAGTAGTCGGTATCCCAGGCAAACTGGTCCCAACCGGTGTTAGTTGAACCAAGGGTGTTTAGGGTAGGCATAGTGGCAGATTTTTGGAGGGCAAAGCCGTGGGTTCGATCTACTCCGTTAAGTTCAATATATATGTCAGCCAACTGGCCGCTGAACTCCACATAGGCGGTATCAACGTAGCCAAAGCCAAAGCGGTCTTTTTGGGTAGGCATAAGGCCTGTTACTAGGGAGGTAATGAAGGCCTCGCCATAATCACCTCGGATATTGGCTGAAGTCTCGCTTAAGGTATCATCGCCCGGCTTCCAGAACAAAAGGTGGTTAGTCCCGGTCGTATCGGTGTACTGGAACATTCGCTCCATACCTATTGAATAGGCCTCTGGTAGGAAGGCTCTACGCTCGGTATCGTAAAGAATGGTCTGATTGTTAACGCTAGAGCTGAAGGGAGCTGAGATAAATACCTTAGCTAGGTAATAGTAAGCTGAGATCCCACTGGTGGCCGCTGGGTTAATCCCATCAACTAGGGTAGGACGGATATTGGCTGAGTATTCGTCAGATGATAGTAGGTTGAAGAGCGACTGTCTAGAGCCTAGGTCATAAATGGCCTGATAGTTAAAGAACATGAAGTCATTTTCCACAGATACAACGGAGTTAGGAGCCGGTGTACCTCTAGAACCAGCCAGCTTGTTAGCTGAGGGCTGAGTAAACTGAGTATCCAGTAGGGTAGTGGCCGTTAGAGAGATCTGCCAGATACATCCCCTAGTGTCGGCGGAGTTACAGAAGACCGTAGTAAGAGGATCGCCCTTCCCGTCCCTATAATCTACTACTTGAACGGGGAAGAACTGAGAGCCTAGTTGAAGGTCAATATATCCTCCATCGTAAGCATCGGAGAAGTAGCCAACAAAGGGACCAGAACCAGTCCACCAAACTCTATAAGGATAGTCTCGGTCTTCTACGCCCCACATTCTTGCTCCAATTGCTACAAGCTCCCTCACACGGGGACCCCCAGTAGTGTTTTCCAGCGGAGCAGTAGTATTAGGGTTAGTGGCCTGTTGGCCGTTGTCTACATAACCAGGAGAGGCTGTAGCCCCTACTGAGTTAAGGTAGTAATCATTGTTAGCGGCATCATCAGAGACGTTATCGGCCAGGTAAATATCGTACCGAACAGCACCAGTTACAGCAGCCCACGCTAGGGTAATGTAGTAAGAACCGGTGTCAGTTGGATCCCATGATTCTCTAGAAACGTTTGTGGTTATGGTGCCAGAAGCTGAGGCCTGAGTAAAACCTACGGAGTTAACGGCTGAGATTCTATAAAAGTATTGATAAACCCCGGTAGTAAGACCAGTAGCCACTACCGTGGGTGTAGTAGGAGCTGAGATAGCCACGAATGGTACTAGCGTTGTAGTCCCATTGTACCTAACTGGGTAGTCATAGCCGTTAGTGATATACATATAGTTGTTGCCAGAGCCATCAGAAGACCCTTGGGTGAAATAACACTTCTGGCCCGGAGTAAAGGTCGCCCCAGTACAAGCCGTCCAGGTTTGGCCGTCATTTAGTGACTGATAAACTACTCCGTTGGCTACTAGGACCATCTGGTTAGCTAGTAAACCACTCTGGTACATAGCCGCCCCATCTATGGCGTAAGTACTAGGGTTAGTGCCGTACCAGTCGGTTCCCCAGCGTGGACCGGGAGCTCCCTTTTCGTATAGAAAGATGTTGATGGCTTCTTTTAGGGCCGTAGAGGGCAAATTAGACTCTTCAATTAGAGTAATAACCCCTTGCTGAAAAGTCCCCTGAGTTAGAGTCTGCTCAGGAGGAGCTTTCATTGGGAAACTGACTTGGATGTCTTCAGCCAAAGGATTATCCTCCTATACCAGAGTTGGTTAGAGCTGGTGTATTAGTTGGCCCAAAGTTACCACTCTGGTTAGAGTCGTTTAGATTCCACGGATCGCCGGGAGTACCAGTACCATTCTTAAGCTGCATCCCCTTAAGAGCTACCTCAGAGTCTTTTTCTCTCTGTTGGAAGAACGGGTTACGAGTTTCGAATAGTCTAGCACCCTGCATAGAGGCAATAAGGAAGGTAGAATCTGGACACTCTGAGATAGTTGTACCATCTTCTTGGACGTTGCCTAAGCCATCTGCGGTAAGAGTAGCATTGAAGTAGGTTGGTTGCATATACATAGGGAAGTCTATAACCCAACCGAAGTTAGAAGAGCCAGAGAAGTTCAGCGTCATGCTCCAACCGATCTGTTCACCGCCCGTGAAATAGGCATAGGGAGAGTTGGCATTTTGCATCTGCACATCTTGGAGCTTAACTACTCGGATATGGATATAGGAGCCGCTTACAGGATCGGTCATCTGGATAAAACCCCCCGGTCTAGCCATGTTATCTGGGCAAGCATAGGTTGTTATAATTGGGTTAGCTGAAGTCCCTTGATAGGTTTCGACAAAGCCCTGCTGGGAAGCCGTGGTCCAAAGTACATCCCACTCTTCAGCATCTACGTTAGCCCACCGCCTGATTGCCCGGTTGCCGGCATAGACAGCTAGAGCCCACTCTGGGTCAGTAACACCAGGAATAGCGTTGTCGCCTCTGAAGAGTCCATAATACTCCTGGAATATATTTTGAAAATCCATTTAATACTCCTTATTGTGTTACAGGCTCTGGTTGTATCTGGGCCAAAGGGATCATTGGCTTCATTGGTTGTCGAGCCAGGGCTACACGTGGGCCCAGGAAAGCCTGGAGAGGAACGTGCAAACCTACGGCTGGATGATAGGCTATGTTCTGAGCAATAACTTGGGGGTCTATACCATGAGGAATCATCTGATTAGCACCACCGCCTCCTGAAAGGCCCATATTGCCAGCTACAGGGGCTGGTGAAACTCTTGGAGATGGCGAAGCAGTAACTCCACCAAAAGCTGAGGTTGGGTTACCTTGTAAACCCCCTGAACCTGTTACTGGTATCATACTTTGTATATCTGTTGTTTTCATTTTGTTTTAATCCTTTTCTTTATTTTAGCACTACTATTGACTTATTGGTACACTTTTGATCTTCAATTTCCCCCCCTGCGGTCTTTTAGTCCGAATCATTTTAGGCTTAGGTAGAAAGATTTTACTCTTGTAAGCTTTGCGGATATAGGCCTTCTTACCAGCATACTTAACGGCGGCCACGGCGTGAGATCTCTCCATATCATCTAGTAATTTAGTTACCTCTGAACTAGAGCCTCCTCCTGAAGAACTATTAGCATAGGCGGCGGCTGGGTTTACTGAATAGTCGGTTGTACCATCAGATGCAACTTCGGGGTTAATGTCATATTGGCCAAGATCATAGATACTCTTAAGGTTAGCCTGAGAAAGGTTATCACCTACAAACTTGGCTTGGCCGGCAGTTAAGCTCAGATTGTACTCATCAACACTAGCCATGTAGTTCTGCATATCATTGAAGGCTGTAGGGTTAGCAGTTCTAAGAGAAGTACGCTCAGTCTTAGAGGCGTTAGTATAGTCGGTCATCCAGCTCTCTAGAGCTGCTGGAGCAGTAGGATAATTCTTAAGTAGGGGCTCATTCAGTCCAGCTCTTCGGGCATTTTCGTAGTTGAACATAGCATTGAAGGCTTGTTCTACCTCTGGGTTTTGGGCTAAGAACTGGGCCCGTTGAGTCGAGGTGTCACTACTCATACCGTAGTACTGGTTAACTAGATTCTGGGTAGCCTGAGGGATCACTGGGTAGGGTACTCCACCAGGGGTAATTTGAGGGGCTGTTGAGCCCTTAAGCCCTCCTGAGGACTGGTACAGCTTGTTCATGGCTGTAGAATAGGTAGCCACGTTATTCTCGTAGGTGTTTATGAGCTCCTTATTATTGGCGTAAATTACGGCCGCTGTATCATTAGCATCGGTGCCTGGGTCTGAAGACTTAAGCTGCTCGTAGCGAATAAGGGTCTGTTGGTCCTTGGCTGATAAATCGTAGAGGGGGTTAGAGGGCTCTCCGTGAGCTTTAGCGAAGGCATTTTGTTCATTCAAGGCCTTTAAAACGGCTGGGTTATCGGCCATAGTGGTCCACTTGCTAATCTCATAGTTAGAGTTATTATAAATGGCGGCTACCTGGGCCTTAGATAGATTCTGATTCCAACTAGGCTCTACTTGGTCTAGAGCTCCTTGGTTATCTGCTGAAAGTCCCTCTCGAACCAGAGTCCTGTTGTTCATTATCTGCATAACTGGGGCTGTAGGGTTGGCTGAAACACGGCCTACACCGCTTATGTCTATGGCGGCTTCTCCTGGACTGATTGCTGACTGGCCACCAGAAGCTATCTTTACGAACTTATTGTTAGCTAGGGCTGGTATATTCTCTAGGGCTCTAGCTCCTGGCTGGAAAGGAATAGGGGCTATGGCGTTAAGGGCCTGCCCAAGATCTTCACCGGCAGTTAAGCCGTGGCCGTGCATTGGGGCACCGTAGAAATCAGCATTGTTAACCTCTTCTTTAACGAAGGCTGCAAAGGCTGATAGGTTACCGCTGGCCTCACTACTTAAGCCGGATAGTTTGTCGGGGTTGTTCTTGTTGAAGGCTGGAGCTACAGCTCTATATACCTTGTTGGTAACAGTGGCTAGAAGGTTAATCTGTTTGGGGGTACCTCCGGCAGTCTTCCAAGGAGTCTGGACCGTAGGGTTAACTAGCTGAGTAGCTACAAACTTCAGTACCTGCTTAGGGTTATCCCCAATTTGGTGGTTAGAGATAGCCTGTAGAGTGCCGGGAGTAGCTAACATAGCTGCACGGGTTGTTATCATCTGCCGGGCCATACGTCCCTCAATAGTACCCAAAGTACGGGGATCCAGAGCTGCCATCAAGGTTCTAAACTGACCCTCGTTATAGTCTACGGCTAGAATACCCCTAGCCGCCCATTTAAACTGAGTAGGAGTAAAGCCGTTCAAAAGACGATTAACCCCACCGAACATATTGTTTACACCCTTAGAGGCATCCATTAACTTGTCGAAGTCATCGGTGTTATTCATATCAAGACCCTTGGTAAACTTATCAAAAACGGCTAGCTTAGAGTAGACAATTTGACGTTCAAACAAGGCTGCATGAAGCTGTTTGAAGCCTGGGATCTTGTTTATGCCTGAGTCGAACTCGTCTCCAGCCCCTAGAGTAAGACCACTACCTAGAGCCTTCTGGAGAGTGCCATCTGACTCCCATTTATCCATGCTATCCAAGAAAGCGGTTGGGCTACCCCACGCTTGCATGGCCTTAGGGGCTGTTAGGGGATCTAGCCCCACATGGCTAAGTTCTATGTTAATGTTGTGAAAACCACTACCACTCAACTTAGCGTCTTTAGCGGCTTTGTTCATAATATCGTAGACCTTAGCGACTTTTCCACCAATGTTATCGCTATAGTTAGCCATAGCCTTGGAGTTTATTCGATCTGCAAGCTCTTTATTAGTGAAAACGTTGTTGAAGTCATGCAACGCTTGGTGAGCAGCTAACTTATCTCCACCATAACTGGCCGCATTGTCTCCAAACGCCTGTCTCAGGCCATATAGGAGGTTGTGCTGGGTGATATTAGTCTTAGCTGAGCCAATGTCCTTAGTAAGGTCTTCGTGGAAGTTGGCTGAAGTTCTAACACGCCCAGTGGTCTCTTCTAGATCGGCGTAGTTATTAAAGTGTCTAGCCTCAGCATAGCTGTGATCCTGGCCTTCTTTAGGAGCTGAGGGTTCAAACTCTGAGCCATCTGGGTTAGCACTAGAAAAACCGGCTCCATAATTCTGTCTATACGGAGTAATATCGTAGGGATCGGAGATCCTTCGGGCCTCATGGATATAGTCTTGAACGTGAGATGCTCTATTGGCATAGTCTAGGAAGGCTGCTCTATCGGTCTCTGGTAGGTTTTCAGCCACAGTCTCTGGTGAATGGTCTCTTAGACTATCGGCTGCTTCTTGAGCTGCCGGAGTTAGTTTTCCCCATAGTCTATCAGCTACACTCTGGTTGTAGTCCAGCATATTACGGAAGCCGGTGGCACGGGCCAAGGCCTTGTTGATAATTAGGTTACGGACCGTTCTGCTCCGGGCAAAGATCTTGCCTAGCCGGTTGGGGTTAACAGTGTCAACGTCTGGGTTAGCTATTTTATCGTGGAGAGGATTGTTCTCAACTGCCCCTATCTTACTAGCATGTGGGTTGTCTTCAATAATACCAACAGCTTTTTTGGCCTCTTCTAGGTCTTCACCGGTAGCGTCCATATAGGCCTTTACAAGGGCAGCATCACTATCGCCACGCTTAATACCTTCTAATATGGCTGAATCACCATCAGCATTTCTGTAGCCCTCCATAGCAGGAGGGTTGGCTTCTTCTTCAGCAGACTGTTTTTCTAGGTTAGCTCGGTCTTCAGCACTAAAGGCTCCTTCGTTAAGGTTGGGAGCGTTGGGATTGTCCTTAAGGTTAATCTCCAGAGGCTTGACTGGGGTTGGTTCAGATTCTGGAGCGGTAGAGTCCAGCGACTCAGCTTCACCGGGGATAGATCTAGCGGTAACAAAGCCTGGTTGAGATGAGGTAATTCTAACCCCCCTCTTAGCCGTTAGGTTTATGTCTGGGTATTTATCATCAAGAGCCTGCTTGGCTACAGAATAGTTCTTAGCATGATTACGCTCCATCTCCTGAAGAGTGGTTAATCGGACCTTCTGAGAGCGGAGCTCATTTCTAATAGCATCTGTTTGAGTGTGTGTTTTAACAGATTTATCGAAGGCTTTTTGAGCCTGGTTTACCTTATCCTGAACACCTTTTATAGTGTCTCTGGTATCGCCTAACAAAGCTCCGGCTTGGCTCTTAGCTGTAAACTCAGGAGAATGAGTCTTATCAAAAAGATTCTGGATGAATGGATTAGCTGGAGCCCCCTTAGGTAGCTGCCACTTGGCCTTATCATAGCCTAAGCCCTTATCAGCCTTGACGAAGTTCTCGTAGTCAGCTTCTGCCTTGGCTCGGGCAACCACATTATCAAAGTTCTCGGGGTGGGCAGCAATCTGCTGAGCGGCCATAGATTTATATTCAGCTAAAGATTTTACGGGGGCGGCCTTAGCAGCGGCTCGAGCATCAGCTTCTTTCATGTCAGCCATCTTTAACTGGCTTGCTACGCCACTAATCTTATCAACTAGCTCTTGTTGAGCCCCAGATACCTTAGACCAGTCTAGAGCTGGATCCTGCATATCATGGTCAAACTCTTGGGCTGCTGAGTTAGATTGTAGTAGATCGTCTGGAGCTGCCGGAGTGTCTACTGGTAACGGTTCAGGAGTAGGGGGTAATACACCTCCTTCTTCTGGGTTAGCTACAGGTGAGGTAGCTAGCTTCTTCATAATAGCGTCTGGAGAAGCATCCACGGGAGTTACGGCATCCGATGGAGCGGGGGGTGTATTCGGTATTGGAGTCACGCCTGGAATATCGGGAGGAGTCACTGGGGTATTGTTGATACCACCCACCTCATCAAGGGGAGACAGATTGTCTTTAGCACTACCAACCACTCGACTTACCCCATTAAATAAAGGATCGGTAGCGGTGCCTAACTGTTCTCCAATCTTACCGGCCCCCAAAGGAGCCGCAGCATCAAAGGCTGCCGTTAGACCGGTGTTTATAACGGCTGATGGAGTTCCTTGACCTTGATTAGCCGTTTTATAAGCGTTCTCTAGAGAGGGTATAGGAGCACTCCCAAAAATGTCTTTTAGTATAGGGTTTGTAAACTTAGGTCCTACCACTGAAGTTGGAGAGTTGGTGAAAGGAGCCGCTACCGTTAGACCTACCTGGGCCCCGGCTCTAGGAATAAATTGAGCGAAACTTTTAGCTGTACTGCCTAGGTTATCTATAGCTGCTTTATTGTCTGCTGGAGTAACCGTCCCCGGCATTATTTCATCCCGAGCCAGAGTAAATGCACTCTTCGCTACCTTGATACCGGGCATGGCTAGGCTTTCACCCTCGTTAAGAGCAGCCTTACCAGTTCTGTTTAACAAGCTATTGTCGTTGGTATCAGTCGGCACCATAGGTGGTGGGGCTAAGGCTAGAGGGTTAAGACTAGGAGAAGTAGGAAGACCAGAATTAGGGTCTGGGGTTGAAAGAGGATTAGGGGCAGTCGTAATAGGCTTAGACACGTTCGGAGTACTATTACCGAATATATCATCGCTAACGTCTTTAACCCCCCCAATTACATCATTGGCACCTGTACTTAAAGCACCTCCTATTGCATCGAGGATTGATCCTTTACCTGTTAGTTTGAGTCCCATTTATTATTGCCCCGGTATTGTGTTGTTCTGTGGGTTCCCTAGTGTTAGTGGTATTAGTGAAGGAGGTGGTGCTCCATTTGTAGTTGTTCCAGTAGTAGGAGTAGTAGAGAAGGTATTACCTGAAGCCGGTACCACACCAGCATTAGAGGCAGCTTCAGCCGCAGTAGCAGTCTGATCAGCAGTGGCAGGTGCAATTTGGCCAAGCATACCTTGGTAGTTAGCGTCTACCTGGGCTAAATCAGCCTGGGCCTGTTGAACGATCTGGTTCTGAATCTGTTGAGAGTTAACTGAGTTGGGGTCACCACCAAGGTAAGTAATCTGAGTCTCCAAAGCATCCAAAGCCGAGGTAGCCTGAGACGTAATACTAGCAATGGCCGTGTCTCTAGCCGAATCAAGTTGGGTCTTGTCGGCCCCTTCAATGTTATTTAGGTCACTTTGCTGAACATCTTGGGCTTCATTACCTGTAGCGGCTGTGTTATTAGCAGTGTTAACTCCCGTGTTACCTTCATTAGCGTAAGCCCTAGCGGCGGCCGTGGCCGCACTAGAACTAAGAGCCCCAGTGTTACCTAATTGAACCCCAGTGCCCTGGATACCGTTTTTAATCGTGTCCATTAACTGTTTAATAGTGTTAATTTGGGTAGTACCAATCTGGGTTCTAGCCAAGTCAATAGCGTTCTGAGAGTTCTGGACGTTGCTCTGATCGTTAGTCCCTAAAGTGGTTATGGCTTGGTTGCCCTGAGCCGTTCCAGCAGTTCCAGCCGCCTGGGCTGATGTCGTTCCTTGAGTAATAAGAGCTGTAATTTTATCTTGAAGAGAGGGGGTAGGCGTTGGAGTCGGTGTGGGGGTTGGAGTTGGAGTAGGCGTGGGCGTCGGGGTTGGTGTGGGGGTAGGGGTTCCCACGCTCACTGTACCAGAGGTAGGGAGAGTGTTACCGGGAGCAGATGAGGGGGCACCACTGACATCCACGGACCCACTGGCGGGACTAAGAGATGAACTTCCGGCTGGGATTATACTGTTTGGTAACATTTTTTGTTTTCCTTTTTTTATATTATATCACTATTAAGTTGTGCTTCCAGATTTCTTACCGACTACTAGTTTAAGCTGTTGCCACAAAGTTTCAACGGTTGTATCCGAATAAGTAATTACAATGTCACAAAAATAGTTACCCGCCGTAGGTATATCACCGGTCTGTCGTACATAGGAAATAACCCCATTGGTTACATCTGTTACGGTGCACCCTTGGTGGCTTGTATTAGTTATGGTTGTGTTGTTCTGGGCGATCACTAAAGCTACGCTACACCCAGAAAGGTTAATTGCTACGCCATTTCGTTGACAAGTCAGTACTATAGGGGGGGCAGTATTACCTTCGACTGTTTGTATTGTTTGAAGAAGTCGGCTTGCCATATTTGTTTTTATCCTTCGACATCTACATCGGTGTCACTAGTTTTTATTATTTGATTAGCTAACTCTCCAGTCTCAGTTGAGACTACTTGAGTACTGGTTACATCATCTATTGTACTACTTGTTGAGATAATTGCACTAGCATTGTCTTGAGCGGTGGCACTTTGAGAAAGGCTGTATATAATTGCAGTAATAGGAGTAAATACAGGGCTGATGTAAGTTACCTGTACTCCACCTTGAAATAACAGAGTAGCTGCAGATTGAGAAACTGAGGTACTGCGAAATACAGAGAATGTCTGAGTCCCACCCGTAAATGTTAGAGTAGCGTGGACCTGAGCAATGCCTACATCTATAATAGAGGCTATCGTTTGAGTTCCCCCTGTGAAAGTTAAGACAGCGTGGGCTTGAGCTATAGATGCGTCTTGAATAGAGGCAACTACTTGAGTGCCCCCCGTAAAGGTTAGGCTAGCACCAACCTGAGCCACAGCTCCGAACTGAGTCGTAACAATTGCCTGAGTACCGCCCGTGAAGGTTAGGGTTGCATATGTCTGGCTTATTGAAACTATGTTGACTGTAGCAATTGACTGAGTACCACCTGTAAACGTTAATACAGCAGCAGATTGAGAATCGGCTGTATTAGTTTTGACAACTTGTGTTCCTCCACTAAATGTCAAGGTAGCAGCTGATTGGGTTACTATTCCAAAGGCAGTAGTGGCTATTGCTTGAGTTCCCCCAGTGAATGTCAATGTGGCATGAGTTTGGGCAATCTGAACATCGTTAACTGTGGCTATAGCTTGTGTACCACCAGAGAAAGTAAGAGTAGCTGCCGATTGTGCTACCTGACTATCTTGTATAGATGCTACGGTCTGCGTTCCTCCTGTGAAGGTTAGGGTAGCTGCAGATTGAGAAACCGTGGCATTAATAACACCACCAAGAGGTGCGTATTGTTGTCTGTGGGGTATAGGGAAACTTCTACCAAACCTAGACATGGGTTACCTCGTTGCTGCTCTGTTAAGAGCTTGAATTATACTAGCTCCTAAAGAGTTATTTAAGTTACCTATATCTTTGCCTATCGGAGGACTGCCTTGACCCGATGGGTCATAAAATGTCGCAACGCCACCAGTGTTTACGAATGAAACTCCAAGTGTAAAGGTTGCAGTTTGAGCACCAGTTGAGCTGACTAACTTACTCTCCATGGCTGCTGAGCCATCAGATGTGTTATCAATAGAGGTCAGGTTGGTGTAGCCCGCACCCAAAGCGAAGGTAGAAGCCGTACCTACATAAGTTCCTACTCCTACAACCAACTCTATTGCTTCGGTAGTCGCTGCCGAAGCTCCTGACGTACAGGTAGTAGAAGCGGTGTTCAACTGAGCCATACTCTTGTCTAGAGTAGGAGTACCAATGAACCCATTAAAGTATTGGACCACAACCGATACGTTCGTAGAAGCAGAGTTATAATTTACCGTTACAGTTGGACTTGCTTTAGCTGTAGTAATCTTAGCCCAGTAGGTAGCCTGATAAAGAGTTAAGGAGTTACCAATACTTGCCCCTGATATAAGTGTATAAGTATTAGGAGTAGTGGCATTATCCGTTACCGAAGTAACAGCATTAGCCCCACCAGTAAAAACTATAGTTACAACAACAATTTGACCAAGGGCAAATGTGTTAGTAAAGGCTGCTGTGGTCGCAACACCCGTACCATTGGCGATGGTTTTACCTTCGACAAATGCCAGAGCCATGGGAGACTACTCTTCCCAAATCACATAGCAATAAGCGTTTACAGTTGTACCAGCAGTTACACGGATTCGTAAGAACTGAGAAGCTGCTATTTCAGGTTCTCTACCTAATGGGTATTGCTTTATATATTGGTTTGTTGGAGCGACTAGCTGTAGGTCAAAGTACCTTAGGTTGGCTACAGAACCTTCTGTACCAGGACTGAAACAGGTTGCTGCTGTACCACCGACACACAGTGAAGCCACTGCATTAGGGTCACCAAAAGTTGTTGGGGTAAGAGATGTACCTACAGAAGCACCGACAGTAGTACCAAAGAGTTCTACCTCTATTGGAGTTGCTGCTGCAGAACCATCAAAACTAATCCCCCACTCTAAGATAGTGATATTAGTAGTCGAGGGAGTGGCTATTTGGAGAAGTGTCTTAATAGATGTACCAGTAGCTACTTTAACCAAAGCTGCTGTAGTTGGAGTTGCACCGTTTGCTGCCCAGTATATTTTTCTTGCCATGATTAACTCCTAGCTTGAAGCTGCATTGAGCACGCCATTCGTAGCGTCCCAGGTTATTACAAATGTACCACCACCTGAAGCTGTTTGAGTACCCCCGAAGTCTACGTTACAGATTGGGTGTCCAGAAACTATGTAAAGTTTGGCTGCTACTGCACTAAATCCTGCCCCTGTAGCGGTCCAAGTTGTAGTTCCCGCAGAACCACCACCGAAAGCACCTGTAATTTTAGCTAACTGAGGAGTGGTACTAGCTGTACTTAGTGTCCTAGTTCCTACAGCACCACCACCTGTGGTGTAACCATTAGCTGAAGCAACCTCTGTACCAGATGTGGTATAAGCGGTGTCTGCTGCTGTGAAGGTTGAGGCACTGAATAATGCACAGTTTACTGTTGCAGTTGTCCAGGCGACTCCACCGATTAGGGAATCATTTACAATTATCGTATATAAGTGAGTTACTACAGCCATTTTATGCCTCGCTCTCTGGGTTTAGGATATGCACAGGCATAACTGGTCCTGAAAGGGCAATATGGGTACTAATCTTAGGGTTGCCATCTGCGTCAGTTTCGTGATGGTCAGTAGTAATTACTTTACCCTTAATAGTAGATGTACTACCGTCAGGGTGACCAATCTTAAATTCTCGTTCTTCTTCTGTTACTGTTGGTTCCATTTTTATTTTCCTTTTGTTATAACTAGGTTATATAAGTCTAGTGTACGCTGAAAGTTCTTCTAAATCAATAAAGGCGGTTTCACTGTTAATGGTTAGTTTAAAGATCATATCCCGCTTAGCAGCTTCGTTTAAGTCCCACTCCATGCTTATGGTTGCATGGCCCCCGTGATCTTTTAAATCAGCTCTAGTTAGGTGATAAACTATGGCATCTCGGAATCTAGTGGTCTTATCCCGGATAGTGGTTAGGTCTTTTTTGGTAGCTTGACGCATTATAGTACCGCTATTAGCCCTGATTGGGGCACCACCACAAGGTCCTTAGCTATATCTACAGAGGCATAGACTTTAAACTGTACCCGGTCCCCCACCTTAACACCCACTACCCCCATAGCTATGTGAGTCACAACGCCCTGGGGAGGATAGGTCTTTATCTGTTCGTGTAGGTATAAACCAGAGGCTGTTTTCTCTTCAACCGGATCCACCTTAACGGCAATATAATCATGTAGAAGAGTTTTTATTTCCATAAGGGTAGTATAGCACCAAAAAACGGCTTGCGAGAAGCCGTTTTAGGGATAATTTAAAGGAGGGCCTTACGACCATCCATATTATAGCACTTAGCTAGGTGAGCCGGATGGCTGAGTAGGTTGTAGCTCAGGAGCTAAACCAACAATCTGACCATCGGGGCCAATTTCTACCTGGCCACTGTCATTCTTGGGAAAATTAGCGATGACATCATCGTTAGTTTGAAGCCCAATGTTTGAACCGTCTACCCCTACACTAGGAGCAGCTACAATTTGCTGGGGAACTTGGCCAACAGCTTCTTCAACTGGACTAAGGTCCTTCTCAGCCAAAGCCTCTTCGACTTTAGCTTCCTCTTCATGCTTTTCAGCCTCGTCCTCATGGACTACAGCCTCTTCAGCCTCAGTATGAACTGGGGCTTCTGGAGCTACTGGAGTTTCCACAGGTGCTGGTGTATCTTCTACAACAGGAGCTACTGGAGCGTCTACTGGAGTAGGAGGTATTTCAGGTGTCGTAGGCGTAGCTTCGACAGCCGGAGTAACCTCTGGGGCAACGGGCTCTTCAACTGGTTCACTAGTATCTTCTACTGGTGTTTCAGCCTCTGGAGCATCCGCTGGTGCATCAACCACTGGGATTGAAGTCACAGGGGCTTCTGTTACGGCTGGAGTGTCTACAGGGGCTTCTGGAGCTACTGTAGGGTCACTGGCAGGAGTAACAGGAGTGTTTTGATCATCCATATTAAAATCCTCTTTTAGTTTGTATATCTATTGTACTAGAAAGCACTAACTTCTTGCCATGTCATTGATACAATCGCAGAAATAGCAGTAGTCAAACAGTTAATAGATACTGCTGTACCCGGTGTTAGAACCAATGCACCCTGAACATCATCTAAGATGTAGGTTTGGCTAACTGAGCCACTAGCAACTGGACCACCTACACCACGAACAACAACTGGTGCTGCTGGTAGGGTAGCGGCGGAAGCTGCAAGACCCACTGGTTGCTGAGAACTTCCTAATTTAGCACTTCTAACAGTTAGGGCTGTTACCTGAGTAACTGCGGCAGCAACTGGGTTAGTGTTAGCTGCATAGACGATAGTAGCGATACCGGCAGGTGCACTTGTGATCGCAACAGTTGTCTGAAGAATCAACAGGTTCATGCCAGATCCGACTGGGTTAGTTAGTGTAAAACCAGTCTGAGTGGTACTTAGAGCGGTGGATAGGGCTTGCCCAGCCTGGTTAGAGGCTACGAAAACCGCATCATTTCCGTTTTGAATATAGGTTGCTTTTCCCATTATATTTATTTCCTTTTTGTTTAGTTTAAAGGGGCTGTACGCCAGCCCCTAAGCGGTCAGTGTAAGACTAAGCGGCTGTAGTTCTAGATAGCGATACTAAAGCGGTTGAACGCTCAACAGCTACCCCATAGATACAGTGAAGTACGGCCTTCATACCAATAGCGTCAACAGAGTCTTCCATCTTGTAAGTTGGAGGCAACTGCATAGCGATTGATAGAGCCTTTTTGTGGAAGAACACATCGTAGCCTGAGCCACCGGTAACAACAACGTTGTTACTCATGTGTAGTTCCATGCCGTATAGACGACCCACTAGAGAGTCATTTGAGGCAGTTTCTTTAACAGCGATACCAGTTTGACCAGTCTGATCGTAAGCAACGTACTTGTTTACGTTTAGAAGGTCACCCTCAGTGTAGCTACCAATGATACCGTAACGTTCGCTTCGTGGGACGTTGTTAGAGTCAAAAGTAGTAACAATTGAGATGATGTTAGGGTCAGTAACAGTTGCACCGGCTGAAACAGTAGTTCCCGCACCTGTGTAAAGAGAGGCGATGTCTGTGTCAACTTGTCGGGCAACAGCCTCAGCCTGAGCAGCTCGGTAAAGAGACTGTAGGTCATAGCTGGCCTGTACCTTAGCAATATCCTCAATTAGAACGGCTGAGTAAGTTTGCTTGTTAATGTTAATAGTGATCGTAGTCTCAGTGTTAGCATCGTAAGTTACGTTTGTGCTTGCAGCCTTGCTACGAGCGTTCAATGTACCTAGGAACGGTACGTTGATGATGTTACCACCATCCTGAACTAGGTTACCTCTTTGGGTAATAAGGTCCTGGAATCGTAGAGCCTTATAGAAAGGTAGTTCTACTTCCTTAGTCCACTTTTGGGCGATTAGATACGCTTCAGTGGAGGTTGTTACATCTGCCATGATATTTTATTTCCTTCTCGTTTATTTGTTTTTTAAAAGAATCTACTTATGGAGTGACGCTAGGTAAGCATCGGAGGCCTCTTTACCACCCTGTTTAAAGTATTGATCTGATGTCATACGTCTTACAGAGATAGCTGCGGCTTCTGGGCTGCTATCGTCAAAGCCATTGCCCCCAGTAGTTGCACGGGCTTGGCCGCTAGGGCGTACACCTGTCTTCTGGGACTGCTTATTTACATTGTCAACAGATTTGTTCTTCTGAGCTGTCGCATAGCGATCCATCTTATTAAACTCAGCTTCTGCAAAATCTTTAAATCGAACGCTAGGTTTTTGAATCGTTATTCTACCGGTTCTTTCGTCTTTGGTCATTCCAATGAAAGCGATATAGTCTTGAACCAAGTCTTTCTCTACATCTGGGGTCAATTTGTCTTCGTATTTAGCTGAGACACGCTCACCATCAATGTCGAAGTTTGTTTCCCAGAGCTTAGTGTTTACTTGACTCTCCCCCTGCCGGAATCCGGTATTTAAGCCCTCTGCGAAGCGGTTTTTGCCAAAAGCAAGCCTGTCTTCTTCGATAGCTTTGGGGTCATATTCTTCACCTTCTTTGTATTCAGTCGGTTTATAAGACTTGTCGGTTGAGAATAGATCCGTAGTGTTATTATCCCTGGCATTATGCTCTTGGATCTCTTTACTAAGTTTGTCAATATAACGGTCATGTCTAACTTCGTTACGGGGTTTTTGGGCCCCTTCTTCGGTAGACTCGTTGTCTTCGGTGGCTTTGCCAGCCTCAGTACCTTCAACCTTAGTTACACTCTCATCGGTTTGGTTTTCCGATTCACCTGATTTACTTGTATCAAGTGTTTTTTCGTCCTCTACAGGATCTGCCATATATGTCCTTTTTGTTATCAGACCACGTTAGATTAGGCTCGGTCGCCGCCATTGATTTTAATTATAACTGCTTTTTTGCTTCAGCGTCAAGTTCAGCCTGATTAGCCAGTACTATTGGCTTAAAAAGTGGTTTACCCTCGTTAGAAGTCCCAACAAGCACCGTATTTAGGTGATCGTAAGAGGTTCCGTGAACGTGTTGACCCTTGTTACACTCAATATAAGGGCCTCTAGCCTTCCAAAGATGAACATGATCGTCCAGCTTAATTGTTGAGTCTCCATGTCTAATATGCTCTGGTGGTTCTACCCCAGCATCTATATAGTCTTGGTCAGTTCTAAGCCGGTTAACCATTATCGCTCCCTTGAATAAAGTTAATCCAAGACTCCATCTCTTCAATTACAGCATTACCTACCGCCGAGTAGAAAGCAGCATCAATTTTAGGCATATTATTATATTTAACACCTCCGGGAGTCTGAGCCCGGTAAGCCTCTTGGCGTTGTCTACCGAAGTCAACAAACTCCTTCCACTGTTTGGACTTGCTTACGCTTTTCTTACGCTTTTCGTCAGCATCATCTGGCGTGGTCTCTGGCACTTCAATACTAAAGTCCTCACTCATTGGTCTAAGACCAGTTAGGGGTTTACTTCTTTCGTCTTCCATTTAATAGGTCTCCTATATTCTTATGAGCTGCTGCAATCACAGGGTCATGGATAACCGCACCGCTAGGCATTACCTCTGGATCGGGTTTCTTTTCTGGAGCCGCTGGAGGAGTAGCAGCCGCTGTTACCTCAGGGCTCTTGCTCTGGGAATCGTGAGCCTTAATGCCTAGTTCAACGTTCTTCTGTTGCTGGTCAACGGTTAGAGCTGAGGCGTTTGGAGGAATCTGATAGTTCTGCTTCTGGAGTTCCTGCATCTGGGCCCATTCTGGCATATCTTTATAGGCCATAGTATCAACTACTTCAGGTGGTTTTTGCTGGGGGGTCTGGGAAGCTTGCTGTTGCTGGTAGGCCTGGAACTCTTCAGGAGTCATCTTTCTAAAGATCTTACCCATTTCTGGTACGTCAGCTAGATCCTCTTCGAGTTTGGCGGCCTGGACCATATCAAGCATCCACCCCTGAGCGTTCATCTGAGTCATTACGTTCTGCAAACTTCCGATATTCTTAATGAAGCTCTCTAGGTTCTGTAGCTGGGTGGCCTTGTCAGCAAGAGCTGAGGACCCCATGTCTAGGTGGAAGCGAGTAGTTAGGCCCTTAAAGAACGATGGCTTAATGGTCATGCGGGCACTTTGGCCAGAATCACTTATATCTAGCATTTTCTTAAGATCATCGCTCCAACCAGCGGCATCTATGTCTTCAAAATCATCTACAAATAGGTCAACTGGGATGTCTTCGGTGCCAATGGTACCAAATAGCCCCATACAACGGTCTTCTAGCGTCTCAATCTTGGACTCTATATAGAAGCGGTCCTGGTTGTCTCTGGCACTCTCACGCTGTTGTTGCTGTTGAACCCCGGAGTCAGTCTTAGAGAAGCTAGAGTCTCCTGCACCGGCGGCTGTCATAGAGGTATCAGTAGTGCCGGCCTGGTTAACCATCGCTCCATTCATCATAGTCTTAGCGGCCTGGTAAGTAGTTAGACCAACTGGGTCGGTTCGGTACTCTCTAATTGAGTTTAAGACTGTCTCCTGCCAAATAGCCCCTGGATCCTGAGTAATAGAGCTCTTAACAACTCCGGCTGGGTTAATAATCGTTGGAGGGTACAAACTACGCTTAATGGAGGCAAAGTAGAAGTTATCCAGACCATCAGAAGCAAACTGCAACGGCTTAGCTCGCTGGAAGTCTCCTAGGCCATAAAAGTTATCAAACAAAGGTGTAGCATATTTCACAACAAACGGTATTTTGCCATTCTTGTGAGGATTTCTGATAACCCTTATGATTACACCGTTGTACTCCGGAGCAAAAGTAACCCAGTTCCCGTCTTCACCGGCTTCATAGCGAGTGGATAGCATGATTCGGCCCTTTTCAGGCTGGCTCTGTCGTTCACGGGTAATCAGTGAGTCTCTTCGGCTGTCTGGAGTTCGGAGTTTCTCTTCGATCATCTCAATAAGGGTCTTAATTTCGTCAGTGTCCCAACCAGAGTCTTCACCATCCTCTCCGTATTCGTCCAAAATTGACTCTAGATAAACCTGAGACACATAAGTAATAGCATTACAGTAGTCCATGTCATCAACCGAGGCTCTACCTATCTGCGGTACAAAGTTACGAGGGTGCCAAAGCCAACAGTTTGGTCCAATGTAGTCATCGCTTACGTCCCAGTCATAGTACATAGGCATAAACCCATAAACGCTTGAATAAAACTGCCAGTTTCGGTACTTCTCTAGAAGTGGAGACTGAGCGTTCATGTTGGGAAGCATATATTTTTGTCTAATTATGTCGAGTACAGCGGCGGCTCCCTCGTCTTTTTTGCCAGCGGCTGTCATGTTACCAGAAGGTAACTGGCCCATAACCCTGGCTGAGCGTTCCTGATAAATAGTAGTGGTTCGACCGTCACTTAGGCCATTCTGAATCTTTTTACTAACTGAATCGTAGGGCTTAGAGATCAGCATAGCCTCGTAAGCATCAAAGTTCTGGACGTAGTTATCGTGGGCTAGTAGGTCGTAGCGGAAATCACGCCTAACAACCTCTATATACTCTTCTTTTTCGGTCTTGGTGGCTGTTTTTGGATCAATAGATATCTCACCATACTGCCCCCCATAGGTTTCATCATTACTGGCTTGAGGTGCTTTGGCCATAGTTTTTTATCTCTTTATTTTTAATAGTTATCAGTACTATTGTACCCTTTTTAAAATCAATCTCAAACTCTAGTTTACCCTCTAAAAGCCCAAAAATCATGCTATTTAGCAGTTTTTCTAGGTCTTTGAAGGCTGAAATGTTAGATTTTGGCTTGATTTGACTACTTTTATAAAATGTTACAGTATCAGTTTTAGAGCGGTGCCGGTGGACTACAATCTCCCCAAAGCCTAGCTCGGTAGTCATGTGCTCAAGGTCTCTAATCCACTTAGGGGTATTATCCATGTTAACAACTATACTCTAGTTAGACAGCGGCATACCATATTCGCCAAAGGCCATCTTGGGGGCTGGTTTATCGTCTTTAGTACCCCCCCACTTGAGGTAGAGGGCTAGGTAGCGGATACCGTCAGCGTGGTCATCATCAAACTTAACCGGTAATTCACTAGTTGGCCGATCTCGCTTAGCTTCAGCGTACTTGTACTGCTCAAAGTTTAGGATAGTATAGCGACAGTTGGAGGTTATTATTAACTGAGGTTTAGGGTCTCCAATCAACTGGATACGGGGCTTCATTCTTACGGTTAACAGCCCAATTCCAGAGATAATAGAACCGGACTTCTTGGGACTAGGTTGGCAAGGTAGGCCCTTTTGCTGCATATAGGTAATAAGATCTGGTCGGGCTGAGTCACCAATAATAGCTGTGATCCGCTTATCAGCCATTTTTAGCTTAATCATCTCTATAACATCGTCCAAAGAGGTCTCAGTAACGTGGATCTCGTCATAAACCCACCAGCGGTCTTCAATGTCTACCCTAATAAAGTTAACAGCCATAGGGTGTTCTTTGGAGTTACCAAAGTCAATAGTAACGTAGTCGGTGCCCTGTTCTGGGACCATATCTGGGGTACAAACATGGGTAGAACGCTTAAATACTGGATAAACTGATCCTTGCACGGCTCTAAACTCCAATTCCATTTCCTGTAAGAAGGCATTAAGCAAGCCCTTTTTATCGGCCTCTTTTCGCTCATTAGCTACCCAGTCTGGGTCAATTACCGGGTTATCCCGCCAAGTAGCCTTTGAAAAGTACCAGCCATTAGCCTTAACGTTAGCATATTCCAACATATCATACCAGTGGTTATACCCCTTAGGAGTACCCATGAAAGCTGCCCAACCCTTAGTTGTTGTAAAAAAGTACTTATAAACCTCTTCCCAGTTATCTGGGTTCTGGTCAGCGTACTCATCAAAGATAATTCCGTGAGCCTTGTTACCTCTGTGGGTATCAGCCTGGTCCGATCCTAGTAGTCTAATCGAAGAAGGAGGTAGATCGGGGTTATGGTGGACGTTAACCCAGCCAAAGCCAGGTAACTTCATCGGTCCTTCCATGTGGTTAAAGGTAACTCGGAGCTCATCGTTGTTAATACCCTGTTTAGGGTTAATTAGCTGTTTAGGGATAGTGTGAAGGTACTGCTTCCAGACAACCTGAGAGGCCTGAGAGTAGGTCCTAAAGACAATAAAGTACTGTCCTTGTCGCATACAGGCGGCGATCCAGGCCATATAGACCGACCACATAGTTTTACCGACCTGCCGACCCCAAAACAGTGTTCCACGCTTATAGCCGTCAACTAGAAAGGCTCTGTGAGCCTCGATTTGCTTCTGGTGCGGTGTATATATTACCGCCATAGGGGTTAACTTAGTTCTTCGTTGTCAATCTTAGGTACAGAGTTACCAAAACCCTTAACGTTAGACTTAGTAACGACTTTTACTACTGTTCCACCAACAGCCTCTTCTTTTGAGTCCACATTTAGCTGGAAGTTGCGAGGTGGGAAGAAAATAGCTAGTAACCACTGTTGGATACGAGCATAGCGAGTTCGATCTAAGAGCTCTCTCAGGCCTTCCGGGGTGACTTCTAGGCCTTCATCCGAGGCGTAGATCATAGCTAGCTCTTCGTCTTCGTTGAGGTGAAGCGTCTGAATGACTATAGATCGGTCCATTTCCTCTCCATGGTCATCAAACATATTCTGGTAAAGAGTAACGTGGAAGGTTGGCTCCTGGGTACTAATACCGGACTTAGTTTCGTAGGGCTTGGAGTCTATATCCCAAGTAATGAAGTAGTTTTCTCTCATAGAGAATCTAGATAGTCGAGGTTCGTCTAGTAGCTGCTCCCGAGGATCTGGGTAATAATCTGGAGAGATATTAAACTTAGTGAAAGTTCCGACCATCTGGCCCTGTGGGTTAAGTTGAAGGCCAATTCCAGGCGTTAGAGACGGTGCTGGAGTCTTGTCGGTCACAGTTCCACTAGATAAACGATTAACTAAATCGTTGAACTGGTCTGTTGTTAAGGTTATTAGTTGAGGACTGTTTGTTTGGGGGGTTTTTGTTTGAGGTTTTTTAGCGGCCTTAGCGGCTGCCATTTTTTCACCGAAGGCTTTCCGCTCTTCAGGTGTCCATTTCTTTGGCATTTTGTTTTCCCCTCAATGTTAATGTGTTTACAAAATAAACTATAGCACTACATATAGGGACTTGCAAACCACTAAGCGGAAGCGTATAGTCCCTAATACTATTTAGTACTTCGTGTACAAATAGAAAACCCCTCTTTCAAGGGGCTAGCTACTTCGTGTACATAAATTGTACCGTTATTGTAGCAGACTTATGACTGAGGTGTCAAGAGTAACAGCGACTTTAATAAAACTGAAATAAATCTTAGAGGGTAGACCATAGTGGGGGCAACATCTGAGGGCGTGACCTCCGACCTGGCTTACTCTCTAAGTGAATAGAGTTCTCAGATCTCTTAAAGATTAACCATAAAGTATCTACCAGGGATAATGCCCTCCTAGTGTCTTAAAATAGCTTATGGTATAATAGATTCATGGCTAGCGATAATCAGCTAAAGAAGTATGTCAATTCCAGACATATTAACCAGCCCAGGATATCGGCTGAGGTATTGGCTAAATTGATTGCTTGGAAGAACGAACTTAGTGGTAAAAATAACAGCATCTACGAAGAGCATCTTATAGCCGAAGAGAAAAATGAGCAGTTATTTTAAACGTATGATATAATGGATTTTATGAAAACTATATGCCAACCCACCAATAAGGATGCCCAGCCAGAAGCAAAGGCGGATTTGACGTAGTTTTAGAACCTTTTTGAACCTCAAACCGCCTTCCCTTCACCGGAGGCGGTTTTTTAATATAGGTAATTAGTACAATAGCAGTACGATGGATTCCAAACCCATAAACGAGGGAGCATTACCTTCATTACCTGCCAGATAACGGAATGTCGCCTAGTGGTATGGCACACGGTTTGGGGCCGTGAACAATTTGGGTCCGATTCCCAACTTTCCGACCAGTATCCATGGCTTAATGGCTGAGCAGCGGTCTTTTAAACCGCCCTATGATGGTTCGATTCCATCTGGATGCACCAAGCTCTAGACACGGAGTTAACAAGGTGTTCTAAGCCTTACACCTGGGTTCGATCCCCAGCTAGAGTACCAAGGGTTTGTAGCTTAACAGTGAAGCACCTGCCTCTTAAGTAGGATATCGTGGGGGCAGCACCCACCAAACTCACCATGTGGATTAGTTTAAAAGAAGAACAGTGCTCTGATACAGCATAAACAAAGGGGCAGTACCTTTATCCACAACCAATCGGCTATCGTTCAATAGCAGGACATCAAGCTTATATCTTGACAAACTTGGGGCAGAACCAAGTAGCCGGACCAGCTCTGTTAGTTTAATAGTAGAACATTGGTGTTACATACCAAATACGAGCGTGCGATTCGTTCACAGAGTACCAAAGCCTTATAGCTCAACAGACAGAGTACCGGTCTTCGAAACCGATGATGAGGGTGCAATTCCTTCTAGGGCTACCAATTTAACAAAAAGGGGTATCATGCCAAGAGATGATCGCTGTATCGGATGTGGTTGCTGGAGAGTATCAGATATGTCAGTAATCTGTATCCACAAGTGTTTAATGTGTTGGCGGAAGCCGAAGTAGTCGAGGCCCTAGCCTGTGAAGCTAGACTAAGCGGGTGCAAGTCCCGTCTGCCACCCCAAGATGATCCTGAAGTGTTACGATAGCACGTTACCTTGTCAGGGTAAGAGCACGGGTTTGACTCCCGTTAGGATCGCCAAGTAATTCTTTGTAGTATAGCGGTAATACACCTGGCTGTTAACCAGAAGTCCGTGGTTCGAACCCACGCAAAGGAGCCATATAAGGATCGTTGGCTGAGTGGTAAAAGCTACCGCCTGCAAAACGGTGTACATCGGTTCGACTCCGATACGATCCTCCAAAAAGCCGGATTAGCTCAATAGTAGAGTTACAGTTTTGTAAACTGAAGACCTGGGGGCAGTACCTAGATCCGGAGCCAGTGGGTGTAGTGTTAATGGCTAACACGCCTTCCTTCCAAGTAGGAGCTCAGAGTTCGAATCTCTGTACCCGCACCATTTAGGGCTTTTAGGTCAATAGTAGACTCATTGCTTTGCAAGCAGTATACGACGGGGCAGAACCGTCAAGGTCCACCATTTCGAGTGTTAGGCAAGTGGCTTAAGCCGTTAGTTTTTCACACTAAAGATCATGGGTTCGAATCCCATACACTTGACCATTTACAGCGTAGGGGCAGAAAGCTAAGCCGCTACCCTCTCAAGGTAGAATACTGGGAGCATTACCCAGTACGCTGACCAATTGCGTGTCCTCTAAAGGTAGGAGAGAGGCCTTTGAAACCTTTAATCTTGGTTCGAATCCAAGCGTGCAAACCATAATTGGGAGTCGTCTAACCGGTAGGACAGTACCCTCTGAAGGTATAGATCTAGGTTCGAAGCCTAGCACCCAAACCATTATGACTATTGACTAATCACTAAGCATTTGTTATACTCCTTATGTATAGTTCTTTGAAATCTGTCCGTAGTCACCTAATAAGTTGCTACACACGGCTAAGGTCATCAAATCGGATCGAAAGATCTACGGATGTCGGCATAATAATCAAAAGCTGGTGTCGAGTGCTTGAAAGAGCGAGGAGAAGTGCGAACCCTTGAACAAATACAATTTAAACTTGTAATGTTTGGTTGCGGGCCGCCATCTGACTATAAGTGCGGGCTGAAAGCTCGATCGACTTATAATCAGTTCGGCCCGCTGTCTTCAATGGCGAGTGTGGAGGGGTTTGTGATGTCAAATAACGATGGTTATTTACTGGTGCTTGCAAGCGAATCTGGGGAAACCTGGTGAAGCCTCTACAGGAGGAAGTGGTAGTCTGAGGACTTTGACCTATGGGCAGTTTTGGAGGAATTATGTCAACATTTAAAGTATTACCATATAATAAACCAGCCGAATTAGAGAAACTACTTGCCGAAGGGTATATGGTTAATGGCGTATTCAGCCATACATCTAAAGCCATACTAATTTTAAAGAAATGACTAACTTTGACGGCCGGTTCAGTACAGTTATCCGTAAAAGTGTTAGAAAACTGTTTTTTAAAGAGAAAAATAAGGGCCAGTTAATAAATGACTTGCTTGAAAAGTATTATAAGGTATAATGGTTTTTAGCAGGTTACTAGTTCCGGTGAACTAGCTGGTCTCATAAGCCAAGTAGAGGAGTTCGACTCTCCTACCAGCCACCAAATTAAAGGATTAAACAGATGAAATACTTACTATCGTTTTCAAGTTTGTATCTCTCCCAGTCAGGGGCTTCTGTTTAGTGTAATCGAAAATCGTTCTTGCGAAAGGAAGCCTCTCCCAACCGAGAGGCTTTTTTATATGTCTTCGTAGCTTAACGGTTTAAGCATCCGCCTGAAGAGCGGAGGATTGTGGTCCGACTCCACACGTTGACACCATTAGCCGTGGCGTGCAGGGCACTCAACTGACTGTAAATCAGGAGACGAAGGTTCGATTCCTTCCCATTGCACCAGCTCACATAGCCCAACTGGAAGAGGCATAAGTTTCAAAAGCTTATTTGTGTAAGTTCAAATCTTACTGTGAGTACCAAGCTCTCCTATCCCAACGGTAGAGGAAGTGGTTTTAGAAACCATCAAGTGTCAGTTCGAATCTGACGGGGAGTACCAGCTCGATTAGCCCAGCGGCAGAGGCAAACGACTTAAGATCGTTAAAGGCTCAGTTCGAATCTGAGATCGAGTACCATACGGAAGATAAAGCAGCTCCATGGAGGGGCGACTGGCCTTGAAAACCAGGCTACGGCAACGTACGGGGGTCGGTTCCTCTGTCTTCCGCCAAGGTAGATTAACTCTTTAGGAAAGGGGATCGCCCGCTAAGCGAATCGCAGGGTAAAATCTGTCAGTTTCGAGTACTGAGTCTACCGCCATGATATTATTAAATAATGAACGAAAAACAAAACTTTATAAGCAGACCAGTTTGGTATGTAGATCAAGAAGAGAGAGTTATCCCAGCTAGTGCTGTAGACAGACACCATGTAGCCTTCCCTAGAGACCAGTTTAAGCACAGAAAAGGCCTACAGTTCAGATCGCTAGGCGGTATGGTCCATAGAATATCAATTGCCGGCCACCGAGAACTCCACGCCAGCGTAGAGGCCCCACCACCAATCTCCCAGAAGCTAATAGATAACATTACCCATAATCAACAGAACATGGGCGATCTAGACCCTCTGACACGTTTAAACTACACCATTAACTACCTAGGGTGTTTAGCAGACTCTGGAGGTCAAGTAAGCCGTGAAGCTGATGAGCTACTGTGGAATCTAATTGAACAAAGAACCTATATCCAACTGGGTAAGGTTACTCTTTTGGAAGATATCTAACGCTGAAGTTCCCAGCTCTTTGAAGCCCCTACCCAGCGGTACATTAGACCATCGTCACCTAGTCCAATAATATATAGACTAACCCCAAATTGACCGACTGTAGCCACTGTATTAGCTGATACGATCCCCACACTGGCTGGTTTGGGTTCGGACTTCCGAGCTGGTCCTTTGTCTTTGAATATCTCTTCTAGATCTTTTGCCATTTAAAACTCCTATTTAAACTGTTTAACTGTCTCACCACCCATGTTAGACAACCTGTCTTCTTTGGGTGCGGCATCGCCTTCTTTAAAGATACCACAAAGTGAGCATAGGTAGTGGGCAACGGTCTTACCGCCTGATTTCATGGTATAGGCTAATTTGAAGTCGTGTTTACAGGGATTTTCTGGCCACATATCACTCATGGCATCTCGTCTACGGGAACTACTGTTGGTTCGGTGTATCTGGTAGACATGCTAGGAGTGCCTATGATTCTCTTTACGGGTTTAGGAAGGTTTGGAGAGATTTTAGCTGAGTAACCCGGCTTAGTTGGATCATTGGCTTCTTTAAGGGTCTTAGGGAGCTTCATATTGGAGTGAGTGGTAAAGGGGATGGTTATTGTATTGCCTATCTTAGCAGAGTCCTTGGCTACTGTAATCCAATGGTTCACCTGTACTGACTTGTTGGCTAGGGAGTTCCAGAACTCTTCATTCTCTTTTTTAATATAAATTGTGGTTTGCATATATTTAGCGTAACACAACACAATACTGTAACACAACACTGTATTAAGGTGGGGGGTGTTTTGCTGAGTGGGAAATATAGAGGTATAAGTCCATCTTATCTATTTATATATATACCTGTACGATAAATGAAACATCGCCATGGCCGGGGGTGGTTCGGCCAAGGTAGAAAAAAAGGGAACTGTTTGGCAAGGAAACTACAATCTTGAGATATTACTACACCATATATAGTGTGTAGTTGAGATGTCTAGTTGGGGATCTCCGTCCACCCCTAGTGAAGATGTCGCACAAGATATATTGTACGACACTATTATAACATCATTTATGCCCGAAAACAGGCCTTTATACCAAAACGATAATCCCTAGAACAGAGATAAACTGCTATTGACAAGATTTTTACTAGAAAAAGCGAATCTCTGGAGAACAGGTTGAAGCCACAACAGAGGCCACAATCTAAAACAACCTAATCCGGCATAACATCCAAAACTTCTTCACCCTCCCCCGGTTCAACCTCCCCATCACCCGTTAGATTGATTGAGATCCTAACCACACTTGTTTGTTGTTCAACCTTAACTGTAGACTTACCATGCAAATGATCATAAGCATACTGAGCGTTTTGGGTCGCTATCTCTCTTTGTCTAGGCTTCGGAGAATCCATCCAATCCTTTACGGTCCCAACAATAGCACTCTCGAATAGATGATTATATTCAGCTAGGCCCATTTTAATAACGTCTGTCTTCATAAGGTTGGAGCCTATCTTACTAGCAGTCAACCGATCTTTATGTTTGTACCCGGCAGCAATGGCACTATCCGCCAACGTCTCAGTAGGATGATCTATTCTTCTTTTTAAAAATGCGTCTCTCTTTGGAGATATTACAGGCTTCTTAATCATGTTTAGATTATAGCATTATAGGCTTTTAAAACGCTTGTAGTTGTAGAATAATCAACAATATACCTCTGTAATATCAACACATCTAACCAGTAAGCTATTGACATATAAATATAAGCGAGTACAGTAGTTAATAGAGTTCAGCGATCACATCAACCAACTAGCACGATTCACAACTTAATACCCGGTAACACATAATAAGGTGTGATTTACCACTTCAAAGCCTATAAGGTATAACCCGGGTTAATAGTTGTCTTTAACAATTGAGCAGTTTAATAGTTACAGAATACCTCACAATGGTAGAGGCATAGAATCCTACCTAGCATAATTAAGTTGTATGTTAGGAGCAAGTTGGTCTATAGCTTAATTGTGTAACTAATTTAGATATATAACAAAAGATTCGGAGTTGCAATATCACTTCGGTAGGTAGTAGCCTACAAACTATATATCTATTCATACTGATAATAAGCAAAGTTGCAACAATAGTGAGGCAACACAATAGGGTATAACTTAACACTATAAACTACGCCACCCTTATTATCAGTATCTATATCTAGGCTATAGAGTGTGTTAGCTAGTTCTAGACTAGAGTTAATCGTGCTAATACATCAGGGTGAACAGAAG